TGATAGATCCACGACCTAATAGTGAGAGTTATTCGATTCAAGATATTTTTAATTACAGGAGTCGCTTTCCTAATACAAAGATATTTCACAGAGTTAATGAGTGTGATAAGAGAAAAAATACAAACTTCATGGACAATTTGATATTACAGTCAAGTCAAATAACTGATGTGACAGTATTTATAAGCAGCTGGTTATCAGATTACTTTTTTGAAAAAGGATTTAATAAAAAATCTCATGTGATCTATAACGGATGCAATAAAAATTTCTTTTTCAAAAAAGAAAAAAAAGATCTTCATAGCCCTATAAGACTAGTAACACATCACTGGTCTGATAACTGGATGAAAGGGTTCGATATCTATTCAGATATAGATAGATATATTGAAGGTAACAGTGAATTAGAGTTCACATATATTGGTAGATATTGCAAAGAATATTCTCCAAAAAATACAAAAATCATGCCACCTATGAGCGGAATTGATTTGGGTGATGAATTAAGAAATCACGATATTTATGTTACTGCTTCTAGGTGGGAACCGTGTGGAATGCACCATATAGAGGGAACCGCCTGTGGGCTTCCAGTTTTATATCATAAAGACGGCGGCGGAATAAATGAATTTTGTAGTAGGCACGGTGAGAGCTTTGATAGCTTCAAGACATTTTTAAGTAATTTAGACACAATAATAAAAAATTATTCTGACTATACAAATCAAATAGATTATGACTTTTTAAGTTCTGTAAGATGCTGTGAAGATTATTATAATATTATTAAAGATACGATATTATAATGAATAAGCCATTTAAATATATTCACATCCCCAAGACAGCCGGTGTTTCTGTGAGAGATTCCGGGCTTGTTAAGAAAGAAAACTGGACCGGACATACTCCGGTGATGGACATAAAGGATCTTGATAAGTTTTTTAGTTTTTGTTTCGTGAGAAATCCATATTCTAAAATTTTATCAAGTTATCTCTTTTTAAAATCTCATCCCTCAGGAGATAGTAATAGACACATTATTGATAAATGGACAAAAAAAGAATTTCTAAACTTAGCTTATTCAAACTTTAAAGAATTTTGTGTAGGATATAGTCTAGGAGATGTAGATGAATTAGATGATAAGCATTTTTTATTCACTCAGACTTCATATCTAGTGGATAAATCTGCAAATATCTTGGTTGATTTTGTGGGATCATTTGAGAATTTAAAAGATGACTGGATCAAGCTTCAAAAAATAAACGGAGTTCAAGAAAGTGAGTTGATTAGCTTGCCTTGGAAGAATAGACTTAAAAATTCTGAGAATATTAATTGGCGACTAAAGAAGACTGATAAAGAGCAAATTGAGTGGTATAACACATTTGCAGATAGAGAGCTCGACTGGAGAGATTTTTATGATGATATATCTGCAGATATAGTTTACTCTAAAATGGAACAAGACTTTATTAATTTTGGATATGAAAGATCAAGCTATAAAAAGAAGCTTTGGCATGAAGTATGATTTTTTAATAGTTGGAGCAGGTTTATTTGGTTCTGTATTTGCTGAGCATGCAATAAGAAATGGGAAGAGTGTTCTTATAGTTGATAAAAGAGAGCACATAGGTGGAAATTGTTATACTAAAAATAAAGAAGGTATCAATATTCATGTATACGGACCCCATATATTTCACACAAGCAATGAAAAGATATGGGATTATGTAAATCAATTTTCTAGATTTAATCACTTTAGATATTCACCCAAGGTAAATTACAAGGGAGATATCTACTCCTTCCCTATAAATCTAATGACATTAAATCAGCTTTGGGGTATCAAGACCCCTGATGAAGCTAAGAAAAAGCTCGAAGAGGTCAGAGTAAAAATAGATAAACCAAAAAATCTTGAAGAGTGGGCTTTATCACAGGTGGGTGAAGAAGTATATGAAATATTTATAAAAGGATATACTTCAAAACAGTGGATGCGATCGCCTAAAGACTTGCCAGCATCAATTATTAAAAGACTTCCAATCAGACTCACATATGATGAAAACTACTTTAACGACAGCTTCCAGGGAATTCCAATTGGTGGTTACACTGGATTAATTAATAACATGATTGATGGCTCAGACGTCGAATTAGGTGTAGACTTTTTTAAGGATAGAGATAGGCTTCAAAAGGTTAGCAAAAATATCGTCTACACAGGAAAGATAGATGAATATTTTAATTATGAGTTTGGTGATCTTGAATATAGAACACAAAAATTTTTAACAAAAAGAGTCGATGGTGATTTTCAGGGAACTGCAGGCGTGAATTACACAGATATCAAAGTTCCGTTTACCAGAATAATAGAGCATAAGCATTTTGAGTTTTTAAAGAAAGATTTTTCTTATGTCACACGGGACTATCCGGATAAGTGGAATAGAGAAAAAACTCCCTATTACCCAATAAATGATGATAAAAATACAGACATTTATAAAAAATACAAGATGTTATCTAAAAAAGAAGCTGGAGTAATTTTTGGCGGTAGGTTAGCAGAATATAGATATTTTGACATGCATCAGGTAATAGGATCTGCTATGAATAAATTTAAAAAAATAGAAGATTAAGATACTTTATTAAATTCTATTTCTGATGCCACTTTCCAGTCATGTCCTTGCATCACATTAAGCATGTATTGAACACGTTTTTTTCCAGTATGATATTTCATAATGTGATCATATGCATTTTGACCTATTCTTGCACATTCTTCTTTGTTGTCTAGATAGAATTCCATTTTTTCTTTAAACTCTTCAATTGTAGAATAATATACACATGACTCGCCGTCAACAAATTTATTAGGGTATATTATAAATGGCTTTTGAACAAAGCAGCAAGCTCTATTGGCAGAAATTTCCCACATTCTCATGCAGCAATTTCCAGCACCCCATGCACTAACACCTATCCACGATCTTCTAATCATTTTCAAATAAGTGTCAAAATCAAATTTTTTATTAATTAGAACATCTCTACCCATGCTTTTCAATTCTAGACAGTGATTATGTGCCGGCCTTCTTAACCCGTCATCTAGCTGCCCAAAGCTGCAGAAAATATCAAATTTCTTTTCTTCGGGTTCGCCAAAATATCGATTCCATGCACCAATATAGCAGGGAATTATTTTGTCTCGCTCAAGATCTTCTGGAAATACTACTCTTTTAAAATACCACCTGCACTTATCATACATTTCCTCATTGATCCAGGGATTGCCTCTATGTCGAGAAGGATCAGTTTTTGCGTCTTCACACTGCGTAGGCGTGTCAGTATAGCTAGTACATGTCCACTCACTGTCTGTAATGTATGCAGTGACATCAGGTCTATTGATTTTATCTAAAAGGTAATACTTTCCTGAACGATGCTGTCCCCTTATTTTTCCAAAGATGGCAAAGATATAGTCAGCATCTTTTGCATGCTCTAGTACTTCATCATCACTATACACATTTTTTACACCATTTCCAGGATCTGTTGCAATTACTTCTATGTCGTTATCATATAGCCCGTCAATTATTAGAGGAGCTAGTGCATTCAATTTTCTATCTGGCGTTATAGCTACTATTTTCATTATTCAGTTGTTTTTAAAATATGATCCGGAAGTGATATATTTCCCATGCCCATGGAATGTTCATAGTTTATTCCAGATCTAGATGGGTTAAAAGATATATCTAACTTTTCTCTAACTTCTTTCTCAAGAGCATCTCTGTGATTAACTATTTCTCTCACATCAAGATAGTCTGTCCATACATATGATACATACCCTCCGTCAGGATCACCCTTATAGTAATCTAGCTCAGATAAATAGTCAACTGATGCTTGATAAAGCTTTTCACCAGTTATTTTACTCACATAAACATAGTGATCGTCACATTTAACAGCTTCATCAAAATAAGGTGATCCCGGGTACGTTGTAATAATGGTACAGTCAAAATCATCTGGAGCGGCTTTTAAAAGCCAGTTCTTTGTATTTTCTATTGATTTTTCATTCTCTCCGGCGTGACCAATAGACATTAATGCCTTAACTTTGAGATCGTGATTTTTTGCTATCTCTACAGCTCTAGTATTATCTTCCCTGGTTGCATTTTTTTGAATAGTCTTAAGAACTCTAGGGTCGCCAGATTCAAATCCCGTAAGTAGCCATCTAAATCCGGCTCTATGCATGGCTGAAGCCTGATCTGCATTAAAGAGCTCAGCTTTTACAAATCCGCGAAGCCTAAAGTCAACACCAAGTTCTGATTGAAGATCTGATATGTTATTCATCAATTGAACCATGGATTTATTTACATTTAGTTCATCATCATAGAACATGAATCCAGTCATGTCATAGGTTTTGTAAAGATGACGCATTTCAGAAATAATTGACTCTATAGATCTAGTTCTAATTTTTCTTAAAAATGGAGAATTTCTTCCACTGCAAAATGTGCACCTAAATGGGCAACCTAGCTGAGCTATTAGGCTTATAGATTTATGATTTTCTATTTCATAGTGATAAGAATTTACATCTACTAGATGTCTTGCAGGCATCGGAAGATTAGAAAAGTCTTCATTAGATAAAAAGAAAGGAGATTTTCTATCATCTGCATCAATAATTCCTTTATCTATCTTTAGCGCTTCAAAAATTGTAAATTCACCATCTCCGCACACTAAAACATCGAAAGCTTTTTGTAGCTTTTTGATATCTTCTGTAGCTCTATTACTTCTCTCTAGGCCGTTAGATTTTTCAAGTTTTGACGTCGCATTCATGAGTGTTACATGTGGTCCGCCTAATATTATTTTATTATTATCTAGAGATCTTATATGATTTGCAATTTTAACAGCAAACGGAACTTGAGGTGTAGTTGCTGTGATTCCAAATGTTTTAGATGACAAATTTAACTTAATATAGTCTGTAACCACATCTAGAAAATTTTTAACTCCGCTCAAGTCTAGTACATCTATTTTAAATCCCTCTTTTTCTAGAGAGCTAGCCACCTTTAGAATTCCTATGTTCATAAATACTCTTTCATCCAGAAGAAATGGAGAGGGCGGAATAATAAGACATATTTTTTCAAGTTTCATATTTTATTTATATCACTTTTATTTTAAAAGTACAGTATTAACCAGACCAGTAAACATTTGTAAAATACATCATAACTCTTGGATTAGGTTAGCAATGATAAATAATATCGCAGTTGTGACATATACAAATTCTATATGTGAGGATATATGGCCAATTTATTTCGGTCAGTTAGATAAATATGGAAACAAACTTAAAAGTTATGTTTTTTCAGATAAGCTTCCTAGCCCAGGAGAGTTTGAAGGACACACGTTTCTCAAGTATAATAATGAAAATCCCTATTACATGCAGTATAATAATTTATTAGAATCACTAGAAGAGGAGTACATCATATACTGTCAAGAAGATTTTTTCCTACAGAGCGAAATAGACTATGAAGAATTAAAGAGATGTCTTCTGGTTCTAGAAAATACAGACTATTCATTTGTAAGGCTTGTTAAGACAGATATCGGAGCGTGGAAACATTCTAGTGAATGTAAAAAAAGAGATTGGGAAGTGATAGAGTTGGATGACAATATATACTGCGCACATTCAACAGATTTCGATGCATTTTCATTCCAGATGCAAGCAACCTTGTGGAAAAAGTCAGATATGATTAATCTTTACAACCATGTCAAATCAGAAAAGTGGCTTGAAGACAGAGAGTGGGATAAGGGAATGAGAGAAACAAATACAAAAGGTTCATATTACTATAAGGACTCCGCTAAGGAAGGGCCTTATCACTGGGCGCCTGAAATTTGGCCATATGTGTGTACTGCCGTTGGAAGGGGAAAGTGGACGCTTTCTGTTCATGGAGATAGGCTTTTAAATATTCTTAATGAATATAGTGTTGATATTAGAAAAAGAGGAATTAGATAAAGCATTTATGAAAACCTATGAGCATTATAGAAATATCGGTGGCTACCCTTCATTTGATCAATTAAATTATATTATTGACTGGTCTCAATTTAATGATGATCCCAGGACACAAAACTTAGATCTACATCTAGGATCACTTATAAATCACAGTCTTATTAGAGATGACAAGATTAATGTTCATGGATTTGGAGAGCATCCTAACGGCTGGTGGAATGGAAAAAAATAGGGCCACTATGATAAAAACAGTAATATCACAGCGTGAAGCACTAAAAAAGCTATCACAGGCTATTAGTAAGCCCATTTATGTTGAAAAGACACAGTCTTCGGAAATAAGGGCAAGCAATATTGATCCACAAATAGTCTCTTCATGGTACGATCACTTAAATAAAAGCGGCATTCTAGTCGTTAGCTCAAGGACAGACATTTTAAATTTTTTAATTCATAGATATAATCTTGTGTCTTATTTAGAAATTGGGGTACGAGATGGTAACAATTTTAGAAATATTAGATGTCTAAATAAGACAGGAGTTGATCCTTCAAAAGAGTTCCCAGATATTGAAAATGTTGTGTATACGACTTCAGATGAATTCTTTTCTTCTCTTGAGGGGGATGTAAAGTATGATCTAATATTTATCGATGGTCTTCATTTAGATCACCAGGTAAGCAAAGATATTCAAAATTCTCTTAGCCACCTTTATGAAAATGGAATAATTTTAATGCATGACTGTAACCCTCCTACTATTCATCATGCTCGTGAAGACTTCAGTGATCTAAGCACACCTGCTGGAGGAAAGTGGAATGGAACAACATGGAAGGCATATGCTAGAGAGAGGTGTACAAATAAAGATATCTTTGCATGTGTTATTGATTTGGACTGGGGTTGTGGATTAATTCATATTCAGGATAAGCAAAAGCTATATAATAAAGACGAACTTGATACATGCTTAGAGTACACATACATGGATGAAAATAGAAAAAGTTTGCTTAATTTAATATCTGTGGATAAGTTTTTATCCATGGATATTGGAAAAGATACTCAAGGATAATAAGGATTTAAAGTGAAAGATTTAAGCAAGATATCGTTAGTAACATATACCAATTTAAATTGTCATGACATATTAAGGCCCCATATAGGTCAAATAGATAAATTTGCTAGCAAGTTTAAGAGTCATATTTTTACAGATGGCGTCCCAGATTTTGGCTTTAATAAAGACAGACATCAAATATCAATATATGATGATAGTGAGCCATACTATAAGCAATGGTTGACTTGCCTAGATAATGTAGAAGAAGATTATATAATTTATCTTCAAGAAGACTTTTGGTTATTTGATCACACTGATTATAGTGAAATTTTAAGATGTAAAAAGTTTTTAGATGAAAGTGATTATAGCTTTGTTAGACTTGCAAAATATGATCTTAGGCTTGGAATGCATAGACCAAAGTCTTATAAGATAAAAGATTTCCCTGATGTTAGGCTAGACGATAATATATTTGATGCATATTGTCATGATAGTGATTGTTATTCATTTATGATGCAGGCAACACTTTGGAAAAAGAAAGATTTTATAAAACTATATAGCCAGGCAAAATCCACTAGAATCGAATCTCCAGAGTGGTGGGAAGCAACAATGGATTGCAAGATAAAAGGTGCGTTTTATCATCAAGAGGATATGCCTAAGCTTGGCCCATGGCATTGGCAGTCTAAGACATTACCTCATATATCTACGGCAGTAGGATATGGAAAATGGACACTATCTGTTCATGGAGGTCGTTTATTAGATATAATAAATGAGTATGGAATAGATGTTAAAAAAAGAGGAACAAGATAGTGGAGCTGATGTTAAGATTTATTAATTTTATTATTTCTATATTTAAGAGAAATAAAGAAGATGAAAAAGAATCTGCATCTAGAAAAAATGATCCATTCATATATGATTGATCTTAATGAGAATACTAGGAATAAATTGTTTAAATCATGATTCAGCAATATCTGTCATAGAAAATGAAGAGATTGTGTTTGCATCTCATTCTGAACGGTATAGCAGAATTAAAAATGACAAGTATTTAAATGACGACATTATTGAAGATGCACTAAGCTATGGAATTCCAGATAGGGTTATTTATTATGAGAGACCGTATTTAAAAAAGCTTAGACAGGCATATGCAGGACAATGGTCTCGAGCTATCTCAGAAGATAATCTTCCATCCAAGTACCTGAGTCGATGGTTCAACGAAAAAGATATCTACTATGTAGATCACCATAAGAGTCACGCAGCAGCTGGGTATTATACATCAAGTTTTGATGAAGCTGTTGTCGTCGTCATTGATGCCATTGGAGAATGGGATGTTTGCAGTATCTGGCATGGAAAAGGCAATAAGCTTAAAAAGATTAAAAGTATAAAATACCCACATTCTTTGGGAATTTTTTATTCTGCCATGACACAAAGAGTGGGATTAAAGCCATGCGAAGAAGAGTATATTTTAATGGGAATGTCGGCATGGGGAGAGCCAAAATACAAGAATAAAATATTAGAAGATTTTTTTCATTTAGATAAGATGTATAAGTTAAAGAAAAATCTTCACAAGGGTGTTGGAGATTATATTCCTGACGGAGAGGACTTTGATATAGCTGCAAGCACTCAGGCTGTAACTGAGCATATTCTAGATTGGGTATTTATGAATGCCAAAAAGATTCTCCCTGAGGTTGAAAATTTGGTGTATATGGGTGGGGTATCATTAAATTGTGTAGCTAATTCTGCAATACTTCCAAAATATTATTCCAATGTATGGATAATGCCAAATCCTGGAGATGCTGGATCTTCTCTAGGGTGCGCTACTGCCTATTATGGAAAGAAAATAAATTGGAAGACTCCCTTTTTAGGAAAAAATATATCTGGAAAATATCCTGTAAAAGATGCACTTGATCTCTTAGATAAAGGTGAGATATTTGGAATAGCCTCCGGGCGTGCAGAGTTTGGCCCTAGGGCACTAGGAAATAGAAGCCTTCTAGCAGATCCTCGTGGAAATGAAATAAAGGATAGGGTCAATGAGATTAAAAAGAGACAAAAATTTAGACCATTTGCTCCTGCTGTGCTAGAGGAAAAGGCTCATGAAATATTTGAATTACCTGTTTCTAAAGTTCCCTACATGCAATTTATTGGGAAGTGTAAGTTTCCAGAAAAATATCCAGCAATTTGCCATGTAGATAATACAAGCAGAGTCCAGACAGTTTCTAAGAAAGATAATCCTGGGTTTTATAATCTAATAAAAGAGTTTTACAAGAAAACTGGATGTCCATTATTATTAAATACTAGTCTAAACATAAAGGGCCAGCCAATAGTCAATGATAAAAAATGTGCGAGAGAATTTGAAAAATTTTATAATGTCACAGTATTATAGAGATAGGGTTTGATTAGATGAGAACTTTTGAACACTGGAGACGCTCACCGTATGGATATGAAGATCATATAATGTATATGAATAACTGGAACCAGTTTGCAAATGACCCTAGGACAAAAGATATTGATTTTCATATTGGTTGCAAGCCTGACTTTACAACTATTGATAACAGCAAAATAAATATTCATAGCTTGGGAGAATGGCCTAATTCCTGGTTTAACGGAAAGGTAAGGGGACAAAACATTGCCAATAATAAAGAAATAGAGAAAAATTTTGACTATATTTTTTCTTATTGTAAGCAAACTGCAGCAGGAAGAGGCTCGCCCTATATGCATGTGCCATATGCCTATGATTTTAATCACATATTATCAGGGCTGTCTTTTAATAGCATAGATCAAGTAGCCAAAGATATAGACGTATTCATGTGTGCAACTCTTCCTGGTGAAAAAACACTCGGTGAAAAGCATCCTGTGTGGGACTGGTACAAAACTATGGAAAAGTTTAATAATATTTTTTGTAATAGCTGCTGGAATCACACAAAGTATTCATGGAAAGATAAGCAATCTTTTTCAGCTAGAAGCAAGATATCTATTGTTTTTTGTGATTTCATAGGCTCAACACCTAAGTGTAGGGAATTTGCCAGAACTAACTATCCATGGATAAAATTTAAAGAAGGAGAAGGAATAACTAAGCCAGTTACTCCACAACCTAAGCACCGTATTTTCGATGCAGCATTTTCTAAGTCTATAATCTTGTGTCATAAAAGTCCATTCGTAGGAGAAGATTCTCCATATAACCCACCAATAGAGGATTATCTTGATCCGTCGACTGATTTTATATATTTTGATAACGATAAAGATCTAGAAATCAAGATTCGTGAAATATTGAATAACTATGATGACGAAAAATATAAAAAAATGACTCAAAGTGCATTTGATAAATATAAGAATAGCTTTGATATAGAGAAAATATATGAAAAATATATAGTTCCGATCGCTGAAAAAGGAAAACAGTAATGTCTGAAAGAAAATATCTACCAACTCTATCAGAGCTTATAGATAGACTTTCGATTATACAGCTAAAGGAAGTATTTATTTCTGATCATAAAGAAGAATATGCGCAAGAAATAGATGATATATGTCATGATATTGATATTCTATTACCTGAATCTGGTGATTTAATAAGGGCAATAATTGTGTTATCACAAATGAACTTACATATCTGGCATAACGAATCAAACTATCGCAAGGGCATTAAAGACGGAAATAATTTAGAGTTAACTCATGGTCTTAATGGGATCAGAAATACTGCAAAAAATAAAATACAAGAAAAAGTAGGCGGAAGAAAAGATTATAAAATTGATTGTCTAGCAGTAGAATTTAAAGATTGGGAAATAAGCTGGAACTAGTAAGGAGTATTTATGGCGGCTGATGATAGAAATAAGGTAACAGTCTTAAAGCTTAGAAGGCAAAAGAAGCAAGGAAGTAAAACAGTGTTAGTCACTGCTTACGACTACCCACAGGCAAGAATTTCTGATGGGGCTGGAGTAGATTGTATTCTAGTTGGAGATTCACTTGGAATGACAACTTTAGGATATAAAACAACCATTCCAGTAACTATGGATGACATGATAAGACATTCTGAGGCTGTCGCAAGAGGAGCAAAGAAAGCATTTCTTATAGGAGACATGCCATATATGTCTTATCAGGTATCTAATGAAGAGGCTGTATACAATGCTGGACGATTTGTTAGGGCAGGTATGGACTGTGTCAAGGTTGAAGGTGCAATGATCGAAAGAATCAAGGCCATAGCCGATTCAGGTATAATGGTCATGAGTCATTTAGGGTTGACACCCCACACAAGAGCAAAACTAGGTGGGTATAGAGTTCAAGGAAAAACAGCAAAGCAAGCTGAGCTTATTCTTGAGCAAGCACTTTCCCTTCAGGAGGCGGGCTGTTCATTTTTACTATTAGAGGGAATGCCTAGAGAGTCAGCAGAGATAATTGCTTCAAAGCTTCAAATTCCAGTATACGGAATCGGAGCCGGGGACAAGGTAGACGGTCAGTTAGTTATTTTTCATGATTTGATGGGTCTGTTTTGGGAATTTAAATCTAAGTTTGTAAAGAGATATTGTGAGGCAGGTCAAATAATGCAAAGTGCTCTAATTGATTATGTTAATGAGGTTCGCACTGGTGAATTTCCCTCTGAAGAAAACTTTTATGCCATTAAGGAAGAAGAGCTAGAAAAATTATTGGGAGGAGGAAATTGGAAAACTGAAAGGATAGTGTATGAGACAGATCAGGGATTTCCTACCAACCACTGTGCTACTCCCAACACTGTAACGGAAGTTAAAAACAAAAAAAAAAATAAAGAATAACAATCTAACAGATTATCAGATCTACTGTTTAGAAAATCCAGGAGAATCTCATTAAAAATAGCCAAAAAATAAAAGTAGCTGATTATCTCATAAATAGATTATCTGAGTATGGTGTTAAAGAAGTTTTTCAAGTATACGGAGCTGCCACTGGCCATCTTGTAGATGGATTTGTTAGAGCAGAAGGTATAAAATATATTGCACCATTTCATGAACAAGCTTGTGGATTTGCAGCTGAGGGATATGCAAAGGTAACTGGAAATTTTGGTGTAGCTATGTCGACAAGTGGTCCGGGCGGTCAAAATTTAGTAACTCCAGCAGGAAATTGTTATTTTGATTCAGTTCCATGTCTCTTTATAACAGGCCAGGTAAAGCAGCAGTTTATGAGGCCAGATGAGTCAATAAGACAGATAGGCTTTCAAGAATCTGATATGGTTGGATTGATGTCCTCTGTAACAAAATATTCAGTAATGGTTTCAAAGCCAGAAGATATAAAGTATGAGCTTGAAAAAGCTATTCATATAATGAAGTCAGGTCGTCCCGGTCCTGTTCATTTAGACATCCCAATAGATGTTGCAAAGGAAATGATAGACCCTGACGAGATATTTGGATTTGATACAGAGTTAGAAAGTGTATTTGATATATCAAAAATAGATGATAAAATAGAGTCATATATTAAAGATCTAATGTCTTCAAAAAGACCCACGCTGCTAGTAGGTGGCGGGGTTCGTTTGTCAGGAGCAGAAAAAGAAATACTAGAGCTAGGAAGAATTTTAAAAATACCAGTATTTCCCACATGGAATGCGCTGGATATAATTTGTTCAGACTATGAATTTTATGCAGGAAGAATAGGAACATATGGGGGAGCTGGGAGAAACTTTGGAATTCAAAATTCAGACTTGCTTTTATCAATTGGTAGTAGAATATCAGGTAGAATCACCGGCGGAAATATACACAGTTTTGCCAGAGAGGCGAAAAAATATATAGTAGATGTTGATAAGCCTGGGCTACAAAAAAAATTACAGCAAGTTCCATTTGACGAATGTATTTTATCTGATGCAAAGCTTTTTATAGAAAGATTAATTTATAAAATAAAAAATATTCCAGACTTTTCTCAATGGATGGCAGAATGCACGGAGTGGAGAGATAAGTACGATCCTGTAACTCAAGAAATGTTTGATAGTTCAGAGTATGTACATCCTTATGCGTTTACGAGAATCCTATCTGAAGAAATGAGTAGTAATGATATATTAGTGGGGGATTGTGGTGGAAATATAGTTGTTATAAACCACTCGTTTAAGACAAAGACTGGTCAAAGATACTTTACCAATAATGGAAATTCTCCAATGGGATTTTCTTTTGCTGCATCTATAGGTGCGTGGTTTGCTTCTGATAAGGAGAGACAGAACGTTGTGTGTATAATTGGTGATGGAGGAATGAATATGAATATTCAAGAACTTCAAACATTGGTAAATTATAATGTATGTGTTAAAGTTATAATTTTAAATAATCACATATATGGTATAACTAAAGCATTCCAGGAGACTAATTTTGAAGGAAGAATGGAAGCGTGTGGACCTATAGGATATAATCCTCCTGATTTTATTAAAATTGCACAAGCGTACGGATTAGCAACTATGACAATTGAAGGAACAGATTATGAACAAATTAGAAATCAAATAAAAGATATAATAGCTCATGATGGTCCAATTATAATTGATGTAAATTGTCATGAACATCATACATATGAGCCTAAATTAATAGGATGGGAAACTCCAATAGAAGATATGTATCCATATTTGGACAGGGAAGAATTTTTGAAAAATATGCATATTAAGCCTTTAGATATATCTTTAAACCCTGATAAGCTTGTATACCCTACCAAGGTTGATGATAATGGTTCAATGGAGTAATTAAAGTGATAAAGTCTTTTGAAAGATATTTTGTTAACACGTCTGATCAACGAACAGGAGAGAATAATGGTAAGCTTTATTCTTTATGGAAGCATTATGAAAAAGATAGAAGCCTGCCGCCTATGGAGCTGTATATAACAACATTTAATCCAGGGGTTTTAAAAGGTCCTCACTTACATAAAACAAGATGGGATTATTTTACATGTATCAAAGGTAAGGTCGCTATTATTGTAAAAGACTCTGATAATAAATATTATGAATTTATATCATCAGAAGATAATCCTATAACTGTAGAAGTACCCGCAAATATACCCTCTGCGACTATTAATCTTACAAATGAAATTGCAATGGTGACAAATCTGTGTAATCCTGCGTGGCATCCTGACAATGAAGATAATTACAATATTGAATTTATTGATTATAATTTTGAAAAATGGAAATAATCAATAAGGTGGATGTACTTTTAATAAATGTATCAGAAGATGCAGAAAAAAATCATAGAACTAGAGTGGGTCATGGATCACATAAAGGATTTGTTGAATCACAGCTAGCAGCCGGACTTGCAATGGCGCAATCTCCGCACATTGGATTAGCATATTTGCTTGCAATTACTCATAAAAATGAAATGGATGGTCATATTATTGATATGGCCGCAGATGACTATGCTGTTGAAGATATTTTAGATTATGTTGATAAGCATATGCCAAAAATAATAGGAATGACAGCTTTCACCATTCAAGTTAAAAGTGCTGGGTATATTGCATCTAAAATTAAAGAAAGACATCCTGATATCATAATTGTTTTAGGTGGCGCTCATGCAACAGCTATGCCAGTTGAAGCATTAGAAGAATTCTCAGCATTTGATTGTACAGTTCCCGGTGAGGGTGACGTTCCTTGGTATAATATTTTAAATAACATGCACACACTCTCTAGTATTCCTGGAGTTGTAACACGAGAAAATTATGATAAACAATATGTAAATAAAACAGTTCATTCAACACCTATTAAGCAAATAGTTAGAATAGAGGATTTGAATGAAATACCTTTTCCAAGATGGGAAGGATTTAATCTATCTCGATATGCCGGTGATTGCCCTCATGGGACAAAGCTAGAGCTACCAATGTCTACAAGCAGAGGTTGTCCTTACAAGTGTAATTTTTGCTCTAGAATGTTTGGTAGAAAAAGAAAATCTAGATCAATTGATTCAATAATTGAAGAAATGCATAGAAATGTTGATGTATTTGGTGCAGAGGCTATAGCTTTTTTAGATGAAACATTTGTTGCAAGTAAAAATTTTAGTAGAGAATTATTTCAAAGAATGATTGATGAGGGACTGAATAAAAAAGTAAAGTGGTCATGTGAGACAACTGTTCATCTAGATGATCCTGAATTTTATGCACTTATGAAAAGAGCTGGTTGCTACTATGTATTTTACGGATTTGAAAGTGGCAATGCAGAAATGCTAAAAAGAATTGGAAAGGGTGTACATCATAAATCTCAGATAGTTAAAGCTACGAAAGCAGCACATTCTGCCGGCATAGTAGCTGTAGGAAGTTTTATTTTAGGATTACCAGGTGAAACAGAGGCGACTGTTATGGAATCTATTGAAGTTGCAAAAACACTATATGATCACGTGTATTCAATAACTTTTCCAATTGCTGTTCCGTTTCCAGGAACTCTGGCTAGAACTTATGCAGAAACAGGTGAGTTTGGATTAAAAATATTGACAAATGATTGGGATTTTTATGGCAAACAATATCCAGGAGTAATGGATAGTGATGTTTTAAGCATAGACAGATTAAGAGAACTTCAAGCTCATGCCTATGAACAAATACCTAAAAAGAATCTAGATGAATTTTTACATCTTAAATCACAGCAAGCTTGAGAATGTTTAGGTGTCTGATAAAAATGATAAATGGGAAGATAATGTCGGTGGATTATCTATCATAGCAGGAAAGAAAGTATCATTTTATGTAGACAGAGAATGTATACTTTGTTCAATCTGTTCAGAAGCTGCTCCAAATAATTTCAAAATAAGTGATGATGAAGATCACGATATCTGTTATAAGCAGCCTGATAGTGAAGAAGAGCTAGAGGAGTGCTATGAGGCGCTGGAAAATTGTCCAGTTGATACTATAGGTGATGATGATATATAAATTTGGTATAAAATTATTTTTTTATGAATATAATTGAATTCAAAAGGGTATATCAATGTATAGTTGGCCACTTATAAATGACAATGTTTCAAATAAAGACAAACAAGCGCTTGTAGAATTTTTACAAACTCCCAATATTCGTCTCACACAGGGAGAAAAAGTAAGACAGTTTGAAGAAGAATGGTCTAGGTGGCTGGGGGTAAAGCACAGTGTCTTTGTAAATTCGGGAGCAAGTGCAAACTATATCATGACTGCCATAGTCAGAGATTTAAAAGGCAGGTGTGAGGTAATTGTCCCACCTATTGGCTGGGTAAGTGATATAGCACCTGTAGTCAATTTAGGAATGAAACCTGTTTTTGTAGATGTTAATTTAGAAAACTTGGCGATGTCAGTTAGTAATATTGAGTCTGCAATAACAGAAAAAACAGGTGCAATTATTTTAGTTCATGTGCTAGGGTTTAATGGATTAAATGATAAGATTATAGAAATTGCTAAAAAGAACAATTTAATTCTCATAGAGGATTGTTGTGAATCTCATGGCGCTACTCTCAATAATAAGAAAGTTGGGACATTTGGTGACATGTCAAATTTTTCATTCTATTTTGGGCACCACATGACAACAATAGAAGGCGGAATGGTATGCACTAATAATGAAAATATTTATAATTTGGCAAAAAGTTATAGATCGCACGGAATGATAAGAGATTCTTCTGTCGATGTAAGAGAAAGATATAGAACAGAATATCCAGAGCTCAATCCTTTATTTACATTTAGAGTTCCCGGCTTTAACATGAGAGGAACCGAGTTGAATGCAGTAATAGGACTGGAACAGCTTCCAAGGCTAGATGAAAATATTGATTTAAGAAATAGAAATTTAAAATTATTTCTATCTTTACTAAAGCCTAGCTTGTATCACACTGAGTATAGTGTAAATGGGTGTAGTAATTTTGCTTTACCCATTATATTGAAAAATAATAATAGTGAATTATTTCAAAAAATTTGTAATATTTTAAAATTAGAAAAGATAGAATTTAGAAAAGGAGCAGCAGGCGGTGGAAATCAGGTAAATCAGCCGTATCTTGAAAAATATAGCTATAGAGTGGATAATAATTTAAAAATAGCCGACCATATTCATAATTTTGGCTTATATGTTGGAAATCATTCTGATGTAAGTTTTGAAGATATACACCATCTATGCGATCTTATAAACGATATAGGATGAATAAAAGTGGCAATTTTTGTAAAAGGAAAAGGAATACTCAAAGCTCAGGGAAGCAGAAGAAAAACTTTAAGGTAATAAGAGATGTTGCAAAAAAGATGAATGACATAATTCAAAAAACTGACAACACATACGATTTAGAAAGAAATTGTTCAGGATGGGCAAACGTATACACGGGAGCCCTGCACCTTAGAAATGATCAGGGAAGCTGGACCATACAAGAGGATGAAGACAAATTAATTGTGATAAACAATCTAACAGGCAAGAAATACAAAATGATGCTTGAACCATTAGATGATACTTGAACTATTATAGGAGAATGAATAGTGTTTAAAGATAAAAATGTCCTAGTGACAGGTGGCACTGGAATGATTGGTAGAGAGCTTATAGACATTTTATTACAAAGAGGTGCAAATATTACAGTATGTGACTTATTTGACCCATGTGATATTGAAAATATAAAATTTATAAAAAAAGATTTAAGATATCTAGATCAGTGCATGGAAGTATGTAAAAATAAAAATTTTGTTTTCAATCTTGTGGGAATAAAAGCTTCACCAAAAATGTGTGCTGAGCAACCGGCTGATATAATGGTACCTATGATGATGTTTAATACAAATATGATGCATGCGGCAATGAGTAATAAAGTCGAGTGGTATTTATATACTAGTTCTGTGGGTGTTTATCAGCCAGCAGAAGTATTATATGAGGATGATGTATGGTCAACACAGCCATCTAAAAATGACTGGTATGGTGGCTGGGCAAAAAGAATAGGTGAATTACAAGCAGGTGCTTATGGAGTTCAATATAAAAATAAAAATATATCAATTGTAAGGCCTGCTAATGTGTATGGACGATATGATAATTTTGATCCTGAAAACGCTATGGTGATTCCTGCACTAATCCGGAAGGCTCACAAAAGTCAAGTATTGGAAGTATGGGGAGATGGAACACCCATACGAGACTTTATTCATGCAAAAGATGTCGCTAGGGGCATGATACATGCCGTAGAAAATAAAATTATAGATCCCATAAACTTAGGAAGCGGCGACGGAGTCCAGATAAAAACTATTGCAGAGACAATAGCAAGGGAGTTTAACAGGCCCATTAAATGGCTCCCAGTCAAGTCCCCAGGTGATCCACGAAGGGTTTTTGACATGACACGAGCAAAATCTTATGGATTTAATACTACTGTGTCAATAGAGCAGGGTATAAAAGACACAATTGACTGGTTTTTAAAAAACAAAGATAGTGTTGATAATAGATTTAACGCATTTAAAAAAGAGGTAATATGAGTTTTTTCACAGGTAAGAATATTTTAGTGACAGGTGCTGCCGGGCTAGCTGGCAGCGCAGCAGTTCTTAGGCTTTTAGATGAAGGCTCTAATGTAAGAGCAACAATCTTTAATTCTAGAAAGTTAAATTTTAAGAATAGTAATCTTGAAGTCGTAAAGTGTGATCTTCACAGTTATAAATCATGTCTTGATGTAACAGATGATATTGATATTGTCTTAAATTTTGTTGCTTATATTAGAGGAGCCAAGGGACAGGTTGAGTCTCCTACTTCTCTGGTAAGAAACAATGTAAATCCAGCAATGAATATGATTGATGCTGCAGCCGCTTCTGGAGTTGAAAGATTTGGTTTCGTAGGAAGCTCTACTAGCTATCCTCCAAGCGACTCTCCAATTTTAGAAAACCAGGGATTTGACGATGAACCCTATCCGTGCTATGAGGGTGTGGGGTGGATGAAAAGGTACAGTGAAAAAGTTTGTCAATACTTTCATAAAAATAGCAATACTAAATTCGCAATGACAAGAACAACTGCAATCTACGGCCCTAGGGATAACTTCAATGAACGGGGTCATGTAATACCACAGCTTATTCTCAAAGCTGACAGACAAGATAATCCCTTTGAAGTGTGGGGGGACGGAAGCCAGATTCGTGATTTTATCTATGTTGACGATTTAGTAGATGGTCTTCTATACACTGTTGAGCATCATGCTGTTGCAGATCCTGTTAATATTGCAACAGGTACGCCTACTAGTGTAAGGACTCTGGCAAGAACAATCACAGATGCATATGAATACAGTCCAGAATTTTACTTTGACGAGACAAAACCTACAATGATTCCAACGAGATTAGTAGATGTTACTAAAGCAAGCGATCTAGGATGGCGCGCACAAACAAATTTAAAAACCGGAATAAAAAAGACAGTTGAATGGTACAAGAAAAATCAATAAAAAGATCATTTATTACAGGGATCACAGGAATGGTGGGATCTCATTTAGCTGATTTCTTACTAGAAAATACAGATTGGAAAATTTATGGATTTTGTAGATGGAATGATGATTTCACAAACTTAAGACACCTGTTTGATAGAATTAATAATAATGATAGGATCACTATCATTTATGGTGATTTAAATGACTACGCATCTGTTTCATCTGCTGTGAGGGACTCTAGCCCTGATTATATTTTTCACCTGGCTGCTCAAAGCTATCCTAAGACTAGTTTTTCTGCACCGCTGGAGACATTGCAGACAAATATTATAGGAACAGCAAATGTGCTGGAGTCAATAAGAAGCATAGATATCGATCCAGTAGTCCACATATGTGCTTCTTCAGAGGTTTTTGGAAGAGTTTCCCAGGAGGACGTGCCAATCAAAGAAGACTGTATTTTTCACCCTGCCTCTCCCTATGCTATATCAAAAGTAGGAACAGACTTGCTTGGTAGATTCTATGCGGAAGCATATGATCTTAAAATCATGACAACTAGAATGTTTACACACACTGGCCCAAGAAGAGGTGATGTATTTGCAGAATCTACATTTGCAAAACAAATTGCAATGATAGAAGAAGGAATACAGGCACCAATTGTAAAAGTTGGAAACTTAGACTCAATGAGAACGTGGTCTGATGTTAGAGATGCAGTTAGGGCATATTATATGCTTGTAACGATTAACCCGATTCCAGGAGAGTATTATAATATAGGTGGAAGTTTTTCTTGTTCTGTTAAAGAGATGCTTAGCTATCTTTTGAGTCTTTCAAGCAGGGATGATATAGAAGTTATGGTAGAGGAGGCTAGATTGAGACCTATTGACGCAGATCTTCAAATACCATGCACTGAGAAATTTGAAAATCACACTGGGTGGCGTCCCGAAATATCATTTGAAAAAACCATGAAAGATCTTTTGAATTATTGGAGAAATCGAGTTAAAAATGAAAAAATATTTCTGTCAAGGTAAATAAAAATGAAAATAATAAGCTTAGTATTTGACTATGATTTAAAAAAGGTTTCTGATTCCGGAAGATCTTGGGGTTACGATGCATATAAGAATCAAGATTTTATATTTGAATACTCTGCAGCATCTTATGCGACATTTTTACACCACAATCCAGATCTCGACTACATAATCGATACAGATAGTCCAGATCTATTATGGAAAAAATTAAAAATATATGATGTTTCTAAAAATAATCTATACATCAACAATGCATCAGAAGAAATAGATGAATGGAAAAATCACAAATATTGTTTTTGGCCTCTTGCAATGCACAGAAAAAAATATGTTCAATATGGTGAGTCAATTTTAAAGCTTGACAATGATCTAGTATGTCTTAAGCCCATCGATGATCTCTTGAATAAGGATGAAATTCTTGTCTGGAAAAGAGAGAGAAAGATTAATGAGGGAAGAGAGACCTGGGGTGAGAGATATGTCTGCAGGGAGGTTTTAGGAACTGAAAACTTTGAAGCTTATAACACAGGTGTACTCGGAATCCCAGCAAATAATTTATCACTTATTGATAGATGTATAGACGTAACAGAAAAAATGATAAATATAGACACATCAGAAGTTATTAGATATAAGGAAGCACCTGGTCAAAAATTTAAAATGTGGGTAGTCAGCGAGCAAACAGCAATGAACTGGGCTATTCACGAAAGTAATTCAAAAGTATTAGAGTGTTATGAATACTTTAATCATCTTTGCTATGGTTTTAATGTTAAAAAAGAGGTCATAGAATCAGCAAGGTATTTAATAAAATAACTAATATTAGGAAAAATAAATGAAAACAGCGATAGTTTGTGGAGCAGGAGGATTTATTGGGGGAGTCCTTACTAAGAGGCTTAAGTCTGAGGGCTATTTTGTGAGAGGAGTAGATTTAAAGTTTCATGAATTTGAATTTTCCTCAGCAGATGAGTTTGTGAAAGGAGACCTTAGAGATCCATCCGTAGTTTCAAAAGTCATAGATGATGATGTAGATGAGGTATATCAACTTGCTGCAGATATGGGCGGCGCAGGATTTGTCTTTACTGGGGAAAATGATGCAGATATCATGCATAATTCTGCGTTAATAAATTTAAATGTAGCCAAGGAGTGTGTAAAAAAAGGTGTTGGAAGGGTGTTTTATTCTTCTTCTGCGTGCATGTATCCCGAACATAATCAGCTTGATCCTAATAATCCAAATTGTTCTGAGAGTTCTGCATATCCTGCAAATCCAGACTCAGAGTACGGATGGGAGAAGCTTTTTTCTGAAAGAATGTTCCTATCTTTTATGAGAAATAAAGGGTTGAATGTGCATATTGCAAGGTACCATAATATTTTCGGACCATCGGGAACATGGGAAGGCGGAAGAGAGAAAGCACCCGCAGCTTTTTGTAGAAAGGTGGCAGAGGCCAGGGATGGAGAGCGAATAGAGATATGGGGCCCAGGAACACAGACAAGATCGTTTCTATATGTAGACGAATGTGTTGAGGCAACATTTAGATTGATGCAGTCAGATTTTTCTGGACCTGTAAATATAGGATCTGAAGAGATGATAACAATAAATGATTTTGCACAAATGGCAATAGACATTTCAGGAAAAAGCTTGTCCATATACAACATTGATGGAGATGAGTTTATAGAAAAATATGGGCATCCATGTCCTATAGGTGTAAATGGTAGAAATTCTGATAATACGCTTATAAGAAAAAAGCTAGGGTGGGATTATTCACAAACACTTAGAGAGGGAATGGAAAGAACATATAAATGGGTGGATTCTAAAGTCAAAGGTAGAGATAAAAAATAAAATGTCTAAAAATGCTCAAAAGCATATAGTAATAGGCGGATGTAGTTTTACACAGCATGAAAGACTCGAGACGTGGCATCATAGTGTTAAAAGAGATTTTTCAGAAAATACAAGGCTTCACAGTTCTGGGATCGGTGGAGCAGGAAATTATGTCATATCTACGATGTGCATAAATAAAGTTTCTGAGCTGTTAAAATCAGGAGCATCTCCAGAAGACATATTAGTAATAACACAGTGGAGCGGTGTATCTAGAAAATCATTTATAGGAGATAGTAGACCGTCTGTTCTTTCCGTAGCATTTCATCAGTGTGAATCAGAAAATGAAATAAAAAGTCTAGCAAGTAAAAACGGATCATCAAAGTTTTGTTGGGACATAGGGAAGAAGAATAATATTGGATATTGGACAAACTATAAAGACAATTACTGGTCTGATGAGGCTGCTTTTATTGAGACATTAGAAAATATTTTGAGAACACAATGGTTTTTAAAGTCTTCAAATATTAAATTTCTCATGTTCTTAGGGTGGGATCTATTTACCAATTCTGATACTGGAAGTCACATGCACACTTCACCAAGAGGGTGGTTTAAGGCAAACGATAGTAGGGGACAGTGGGACAAAAACACCCCTTACAGAAATAAAGAAAATGATCTTTTGAAGGATTTATACCCTTGGTCTGCTCATTTGTGGAATATGATAGACTTTTCACATTTTACATTTTTTGAGAATGAAAGCGTAAAACTAGGAGGAATGATACAGTGGGGTCAGTACAATCTAGATTCAAAAAAATGGTATTGTGGAGATAGTGATCCACATCCTTCAAGATATGTCCAGGATGGGTTTTATTTAAATCACGTAAAGCCATGGGTTGAGGATAATATTAAAGATGATAGTTGATTCCAATCAAACAGAATTTGGATACGAATTAATAGCATGTCTACCATTTGCTTATTGGCTCCACAAAAATAATCAGCTAGAGGGTGTAATAAGTTGTCGTGATACAAAGTGCTTATATTATTTCACTGAAAATCATGAAGAGGTTTATGATTCAAGATCTGAATTTAAGAAACCATCTGTGCCAAACGGAAATATTCATGTTCCCATGCTAGATTTAAGAATGTGGGAGCCGCCACCGATAAAAAATCACTATAGAAATGATAGATTTAAATGGGATAAACCCACGCTTGTTATTTGTAATAAATTTAAGAATGGAGGAAGAAATCCAATGGGAATTCCTATTGATGCACTCGAAGAATTATTTTCTTATTTCTACAATGATTACAAAATAGTCTATAATAGACCACTTCACAAGAACATAGCTCATGACGAATCAGGTCAAATTAACATAGGAGATTTTGATCTAATCGGTAGAAAATTTCCTGATATTATTGATATCAATAAGCTTTATTTAGAAAATCTAGATATCACATGTAATCTTCTCCAGATAATGATTATGTCTAATTGTGAAAATTTTATTTCTATGCAGGGAGGGTCTTCCATACTCTGTAGCTATTTTGGTGGAAAAAATTTAATTTATGCCTATGAGGGTAAAGAGCTTCAGTGTGGATCGTATAGCAATTGGTACAACAAGCTATCAGGTTCTCAAATTCTACACTCACCATCTATAGATAATTTAAAAATAGATAGTTTAAAGATTTTTGGAAAATAATGGTGATAAATTGAAAGTCATGATAACTGGCGGATTAGGTCATATTGGATCCTGTTTAATTGAGCGCATACCGGAAAGTTTTGATATCATTATTGTTGATAATTTATTAACCCAGAGATTTTGCTCGCTTTTTAATAGAAAAAGAAAGATAGTATTTCTAGATGAAGATATAGAAAATATAAAAGTGAGTCACTTAGCTGATGTCGATGTAGTCATTCATCTAGCTGCTATAACAAATTCAGTAGAAAGCTTTAAGAATAAAGAAGAAATGGAAGTTGTGAATATTATAAAAACAGAAAAATTTATCAATACATGTAAAAATGCATGTATACCAAGACTAATATTCCCCTCCTCAGCAAGTGTTTACGGTGTTGATTCTGATTATGTTTATGAGGATGATAATAGCTTTATTAATCCACAAAGCCCATATGCTGAAGCAAAAATAAAAGTTGAAAATACAATTAAAAGATCTCTAGGTAATGACACAAAATTCGTCATATTGAGATTTGGAACGATATTTGGAATAAGTCAGGGTATGAGATTTCATACTGCGATCAATAAATTTTGCTATCAGGCTGCAATGAATAAGCCACTAACTGTGTGGAGACAAAATTATAATCATATAAGGCCATATCTTGGAATAAATGACGCAATTAACAGTATGATATTTTTTATAGAGAGCTGCGATAGCACATGGAATGAAACCTACAATGTTTTAACTTCAAACTATTCTCTTCACGATATCATTGAAATGATTATGAGTATTGATAATTCTGTATCAATTGATCTTATTGATTCACCTCTGGTCAATCAGCATTCGTATAGGGTGTCTGATAAAAAAATTAAAAATATTGGGTTCATTCCAAATGATGACATGGTTGAAAGCATAAAGGAAACTCTTTTACTTCTAGGACACAGGACATGAGCATGGTGTCCGATAAAATCATGGTGGGGTGGCTATCATACGTAAATGATTTTAATTCTGGCAGGAGAAAAGAAATTTTTGAAAAAAGCATAGAGGGCTTAAGGCTTTTAAAAGATCAGCCGGCATATATTGTAAATTTTGATAACAATTCCTCAGATGAAATAAAAAATATAATTTTAAATTCTAGGATATTTGACAAGTGTATTCATTTTGATGATAATTTTTTCGATATATCAGTTTTGCTAGGTTCTGCATATCTTGCAAATAGGATGGGATTTAAGTATTGCATGTACATGTATGATGACTTCACTATCTATAGTAGCAATTTTATAAATGATACAATTTCATTTTTAAATAATAATGATGATGTTCATTGTGTAAGAGTAACAGAGTATTCTTATTTAAATATGGATAAGTATGATTCTCAAATAGTTCCTAAAAATAAGAATCCTGACTCTATCCGACATTATAATACAGTTACTGGAGACAGTCTTTCCTGGTCAGATGAGATTAGAGTAGGAGATAATATTTTCTATAAAAATAATTGGCACTATACATCTAGGCCAACTGTATGGAGGACAGATGCTCTTCTTTCTATTTTTGATGATATAGAAGAAATTCCTGTTATGCAACCTTTTGAAGGACATGCATGTAAAAAACTTCAAGATATACCTCTAGTGACAGGAGTTTTAGACGGCGGGGCAATGAATACTTTTAGGCAAAGTGAGAGAATGATAACCAAAAAGGAGCTTGGAAAAGACAGCCCTGCAAGATCTATTAATTCAAAAATAGACAAAGGCTTATTTATTAAACTCTTGCTGGAATTAGCGTAAAATTAATTGAAAAAAAAATTCTATGCAGAGAGAGAAAATGAAAGGAATAATTCTTGCAGGTGGAACTGGTACACGACTTAGTCCGCTTACAAAGGCAACTAATAAGCACCTTCTACCTGTCGGCGGTGTTCCCATGATATATCATCCCCTTAAAAGGTTGGCTGAGTCTAAAATAACAGACATCATGATAGTCACAGGCACAGAGCACATGGGTGATATGATAACAACACTCGGCAGCGGTAGAGAATTTGGCTGTGAGATAACATACAGGGTGCAGGATAAGCCTGACGGAATTGCAGGAGCACTTCTATTATGTGAGTCTTTTATTGGTGATAGTTTGTTTGTTACTGTTCTTGGAGATAATATTTTTGAAAATAGCTTTTTAAGCTATGTGGAAAAGTTTAAAAAAATTCAAAGTAGTTCTGGATTTAAAAGCATGCTTCTTCTTAAAGAAGTTTCCAACCCAGAAAGGTTTGGTGTGGCAACTATAAGTGATGGAAAGATAGTTAAAATAGTTGAAAAACCAACTTCTACAGAGTCAAATCTATGTGTGACTGGTGCATACTTTTATGATAAAAATGTATTCCAGTTTATTAAAAATTTAGAGCCATCTAGAAGAAATGAATTAGAAATAACAGATGTAAATAATCAGTATATTGGTTTAGATTCATGCTATCATGATGTACTTGATGGGTGGTGGACAGATGCGGGAACACACGCCTCTTATAACAGCGCAAATTTATTTTTTATAAATGGTGAAAATAGCTCATGAAAAAACTAGTCTTTGGCGGTGGAAAGGTTTCAGTTGCACTTTCTAGATTTGATAATTCATATATGATTATTAAAAAAAGCGAGTGTGACATATCCAATATTGATCATGTCACCGATGTGATAGATGAATATGATCCAGACATCATAGTGAACGCAGCGGCAATTACAAATTTAGAGAGATGTGAGGAGGACAAGTATGGAGCTTATTTGTCTAACACATACGGAGCTTTAAATCTTTTAAAGGCTTGTTCAGATTCTTCAATAAAACTAATTCATATAAGCAGTGGATGTCTTTTTGATGGAAATAATTCAGAGTTCACTGAACTTTCACTTCCAGATCCAAAAGTCTGGTATACAAGAACAAAATTGTGGACAGATGATATTATATCATCATTTGGATATGAAAACTATCTTATTCTTAGGCCGAGGCAAATGATATCTTCATTTTCACATCCAACAAATATGATTACTAAATTTCTTAAGATGTCATCTATTTCTGCAATAGATGAGCCTAATTCTTTAACATGTGTTGAAGATTTTTGTGAAATGATAGCACATTTGATAAAATATGAACAGAATGGAATTTTTAATTGCTGTAATTCAGGCTATATTACGCCATATGATATAGCATGTAGAATTAGAGATAATATTAAAAATAGCTTTCATGTCGAAAAAATAGAATATGAAGAATTCCTAAAAACAACTCCCAATAAGAGAGTGAATACACTTTTGTCTATAGAAAAATTAAAGTCCACCGGATATGATCCCAGATCTGCATCTGACGCTCTTGCCTGGTGCCTAGAAAAATATGAGAGTTATGAGTAGTAATACAATATTATTAACAGGGTGTGCTGGGTTCATAGGAAGCCACGCAACAGAAGAATTTTTAAAACATGGGTATACTGTGGTGGGAGTAGATAGCCTCACATATGCTGGAAAAATGAAAAATATGAATGGATTTATAGATCATTCTAGGTTTTTCTTTTACAAAGAAGATATTTGTAATTTTTCTTCAGTTTTAGAAATTTGTCAAAAACATGGTATTGTGTGGATGGTAAATTTTGCTGCAGAAACCCATGTGGATAATTCTATAAATGACTGTGATAACTTTATTCACTCTAATGTAGCCGGAGTAATGTCTCTTCTTAATGTTTGTAAGAAGATAAAGTGTAAGATTTTTCACATATCAACTGACGAAGTATATGGATCCACGAAGTCAGGATCATTTTCAGAGAATGATATTCTAAATCCTAAAAATCCATATTCTGCAACAAAGGCAGCAGCAGAACATCTTGTGAAATCATATTCTAACACATATGACATAAAATATCTCATTGCAAGACCATCTAATAATTTTGGTCCTAGACAGCATAATGAAAAATTTCTTCCTACAATTGTAAGATCTTTAACAAATAATAGAAAAGTTCCTGTTTATGGCAACGGAGAAAATGTTAGAGATTGGTTATTTGTTAAAGATAATGTTAGGGCAATAAGATACATTATGGAGAGCTCTCCTGAATGTGAAACTTATAATATTACATCTAAGAATGAGATGACAAATTTACAAATTTGTAAGTTAGTATGTGATATTCTTGATAAAAAAATTGATGAAAATATTAATTTTATTAATGATAGACTTGGACACGACTTTAGATATTCTATTAAAAATGCAAAGCTCAAAAGTATAGGATTTTCTAATTTTTCTGTATTTGAGAAGTCTATGCATGAGACTGTTAAAAGTCTGGATGGAGAAAAAAATGAGTGATATTAAGATAGGTGTTATTGGGCAGGGATTTGTTGGTTCTGCAGTTAGAGAGGGTCTTCAAAATTTCTATGAGACGTTAACATATGATGTAGATCACGCAAGGTGCAATAGTACACATGAAATGGTCTGCAAGGAGTCGGATATAATATTTGTATGCATACCTACACCAATGAAAAGATCAGGAGAGTGTGATATTAGGCTTCTTGAAAGTGTTATAGAAAAGATTCAAGTAGAGTGTAGAAAGGTTAATAATAATCCTACAGTTGTAATAAAGTCCACTGTTCCTCCAGGAACAACAACTAAGATTTATAATAAGGGATGGCTGGATATATGTTTTAGTCCAGAATTTCTTACCGAGGCAAATTCATTTGAAGACTTTAAGAATCAATCACGAATAATAATTGGAGGAGCAGGTGCAAAAAAAGTCAAGCAGATGTTTAGAAAGGTATTTCCAAGAATACCAATCGTCGTAACAAAGTCAAAAACTGCCGAAATGGTAAAATATTTTACAAATTGCTTTCTTGCAACAAAGGTAACATTCGCTAATGAGATGTATGAAATATGTCAATCATCAGAGATAGACTATGATAAAGTTTGTGAATATGCGTTGCATGATACAAGAATAGGAAAGAGTCACCTGGCTGTTCCCGGTCCTGACGGAGACAGGGGGTTTGGAGGTCATTGCTTTCCTAAAGACCTAGAGGCGATGATCTATTTTGCAGAAATATATGACTGTGAACCTTCGATTTTAAAAAAAGTTCTTGATAAAAACGATAATATTAGAGAGAATAGAGACTGGGAGGCCATGAAAGGTCGAGCAGTTAGTGAAGACTAAGAAGTCTACGTGTTAATTCTTAAAAAATATGGTATAATTGTATTATGAAAAATGAAAGTAAAGTAAGTTCACTATCTATTCTTCCAACTGGAAAATCTCATATTTCATTTTCTGAGGTCAAATGTTGGAAGGAGTGCTCATGGAGGCACAAACTAATTCATATCGACAAGGTTGATGTATTTGAACCATCTCCCTATTTAGATTTTGGAACTGCAGTTCACGAGGGGTGTGAGTCATATTTAAATACCAGAACTATAGATGAGAAAGGTTTGTTAGATGGTGTTAGAGATGCGTGGAAAGATAATGGGTTTGATGATCCTGAGTGGGTAAAGAAGCAGCCGGGATGGTACAAGTATGCTCCTGTTGAAGAGTGGTGTAATTGGGCAAAAAATATGTGGAGTGAAATTCCAGATTTTTTAGATGAAACATTTCCAGGGTGGGAGTGTTTTGATGCCGAGGAACGACTATACGAATCCATAGAGGGAAAGGATGTCAACTTTAAAGGCTTTATTGACGCTGTTATAAAGGTACCAGATAAGAAAGGGGGATACAAGTACTGGATAATTGACTGGAAGACATCTCAATCCTACGGCTGGCGAAGACAGAAAAAGCAAGATATTTTAATGACAGCTCAGCTAATTCTCTATAAGCATTTTTGGTCTAGAAAGCACTCTGTTGACTTGAAGGATGTTAGATGTGGTTTTATATTATTGAAGCGCGGGGGTAAACCAGGCAGGGTCTGTGAGCTTGTAACAGTATCTGTTGGGCCTAAATCACTAGATAGAGCAAGAAAGATAGTCAATAATATGATAGCTTCTGTTAAGAGAGGCATGTTTTTAAAAAATAGAGATTCATGTAGGTACTGCCAGTTTAAAGATACGCCTTATTGTACATGATTAACTCTACACAATAGATGAGATACAATCACCTTGGAGATACACTGTGCCAGATAAAAAGAAAGTTATAATACTGTCAGATCATGCACTTTCAACTTCAGGTGTTGGAACACAAACCCGACACCTTGTTCAGGGATTGCTTGAAAAAAATAAATGGTCATTTAGACAATTTGGCGCAGCCCTAAAACACATAGATTACGACACTGTGGTAGTTAATGAGGACTTCATTATCAAGCCCATAGACGGATTTGGAGATAGAGATCTTATAAGGATAACTCTTGCAACTGAGAAGCCCGACGTGTTATTTATCTTCACAGATCCTAGATTTTTTATATGGCTATTTGAGATGGAAGATGAAGTACACCAAATGTGTCCAATAGTTTGGTGGCATGTTTGGGATAATTATCCTTATCCAAAATATAATAGTGTGCTATATGAATCTACAGATATGATTAATTGTCACTCATTTTTAACATATGAGATGATTAAAGAAAAATTTCCTCAAAAAACAAACTTCATACCTCATTCAGTTCCTGAGGACATTTATCATCCTCTTCCAGAAAGTGAAATAAAAAATTGGAAAAAACAGATCTTAGGAAAGGATAGGGAGGATCACTTTGTTGGAATTTGGACAAATAGAAATGCAAAAAGAAAGAGACCGAATGATCTTTTGGCATCGTGGAAGTTATTTTTAGACTATCTTGAAGAAAATCACGGTCATAGAAAAGCTACTTTAATAATGCACACAGATCCATTTGATGGAGAAGGGCCCAATCTAACAGTCGCATCAGAAATGTTGAACATTCATGATAACGTATTCTTTTCATCTGAGAGAATAGAATTTGATAAAATGAATATACTTTATAATATTTCAGATTTTTGCATAAACATAAGCTATGCTGAGGGATTTGGCCTTCCTACTCTAGAGTGTATGCAAGCTGAAGTTCCCATTATTGCTGTCAAGACAGGTGGGCTTACGAGACAGGTTGTAGATCATAGAGATGGAAGTGAAAACGGGGTTGCTCTCGACGTCGAGGTTCAATCTCTTGTTGGATCACAACAGGTCCCTTACATTTATGAGGATTATGTTTCCTGTAGATCAATTTCAAATGCTATGATCAAGTTATACGAGATGGATCCAGCGGAGATGAAGAAACTTAAGAAAAAGGTAAGAGAGTATGCATTAAGTGAATTTTCATATCAAAAAACAGTAGATGACTGGGACAATCATCTAGAAGATATTTCTAAAACTTGGAGAGAAAAATATGAGCGGTGGAGTTGCGTCACCTTTTAATTTTAATCCCACAATAGGTGGGAAAAATGTCGTGATTCGAGCGCCATTGCTGTCTATAAGTGGGTATGGTGTTCATTGTAGGCAGATATTTAAATGGGCAGAAAAAAGAAGAAATTTTAATCTGTATTCTCAGATAGTTCCGTGGGGAAATACAACGTGGATGATAAATCCTGAACTAGAGGGCGGACTGATTGGAAGAATCATGTCCACATCTTCAGAAAAAAGAGAAATATATGACATATCTTTTCAGGTTCAACTACCTGATGAATGGGATCCAAATTTAGCTAAATTTAATGTAGGTATATCTGCAGTCGTCGAAACTGATCACTGTAATCCAGAGTGGATAGAGAGATGCAACATGATGAGCTGTATTGTTGTTCCGTCAAACCACATTAAAGATGTTTTATTAAAAACTGGTGAAATTAAAGTTCCCCTCTATGTAATTCCAGAGTGGTATTTTGAAGAGATAGATACAGGCTCGGAAGAAAGTATCGATTTAGATTTATCTACAGATTTTAATTTTTTGCTGGTAGGTCAGTTTACTGGAAACGATCCCTGGAATGATAGAAAAAATATATATTTCACAATCAAGTGGTTTTGTGAGACATTTAAGGATGATCCTGATGTTGGCCTGGTACTAAAGGCAAATCATGGGAGAGGAACTAGAATAGATAGAGAAATAACTAGAAATAAAGTTCGACAAATACTCGGGGAGGTTAGAAAGTCACAGTTTCCAAAAATTCATCTGATTCATGGAAATTTAACACCAGGTGAGATCATAAGTCTCTATAAAAATCCAAAGATAAGATGCTTATTAAGCCTCACAAGGGGAGAGGGATTTGGACTACCGCTCCTAGAGGCATCTGCTTGTGAGCTACCAGTAATAACAACAAATTGGTCAGCTCATCTTGACTTTTTAAATTTAGGAAAATTTATACCAATTCAGTATAATTTAGAAGAAATTCCAGAAAATAGGGTGGATAATAGGATATTTCTTAAGGGAATGAAGTGGGCTCAGCCGCTAGAAGATGACTTTAAAAAGAAAGTATTAAAGTTTAGAAATAAGTACAATATACCTGATCAGTGGGCTGTCGAACTATCTAAAAAAGTTAAAGATGAATTTTGTGATAAGTCTATAATGTTAAAATATGATAAGATGCTACATGATATGCTTGGGATTTAAATGAGCTCTATCACTATTTTTCTTATATCTGTATGTTCTATACTGTTAGTTATGTTGTGCATATCTGTTTATTTTAATGTAAAACACGGTATTTTAATTTTAAATACTATGGATAAAATTGAAGAATCTCTTGATGTGATAGATCAAAAATACGCAAGTGTTAGCAAAATATTAGAAATTCCCATATTTTTTGATTCTGTGGAGGTGAGAAAAGTAATATCCGACATAGAGTCTGTCAAACACACCTTTTTAGAGATCGCAAGAATTCTTACTGATGAGGATAAAAATATAGATCAAGAAGGAATCGATGCCTAAAAAAGCTAGAAGAAAAATTAGAAGAGCTAAAAGATCTACAAAGCCGTATTTTGATAAAAATACACATGACGCCATTGTAAAGTTTCAAAATACAGAAGAGACAGCTGAAAAAGAGAAGATATATGTAAAAGAAATTCTTCCTGCATTTAATAAACTAGCTGAAAATTTGATATTCATCCACGGATTTGCAAAACCTCATGGTCAGGGAGCATATGAGGGATTAAAAAGTGACTGTGTTACATTTCTTTATGAAACTTTAAGAAAGTTTGATCCTTCTCGAGGAACAAAGGCATTTTCTTACTTTAATGTCGTAGCAAAAAACTGGCTAATAATTCAAAGCAAGAAAAAAATTAAAAGTAATAGAAGACATGTAAGCATAAGCGACACAGGATCTCTGTCGTCATCAGACATGTCTTTAATTGAAAATTTTAAAGTCGAGCCGTCACAAGATGATGCTATTATTAAAGCTGAGGCAATATCAAATTTATTTGACCTCATGGTGGAGATAAGATCTAGGCTCAAGAGTGAAAATGAATTAGCGTGCATGGATGCAATACTTACAATTTTTTCGAGAATAGATGATCTAGACCTACTTAATAAGAGAGCTGTATTTGTTTATATGAGAAACCTTTCTAATTTAAATCCAAAACAACTTTCTGTAGCCATGTCGGTTATAAGAAAGCACTATAAGGAATTAGTTAAGACAGGCGAGTTTGATATTTTCTTCTAGGGGGTTGTATGTCTAAGACAGTCGAAGATCTGATGGACAAATTAAAGACAAAGGAAAAAAAGATAGAGAGATTTTCAGATCTGCTTGATTCCTTAGAGTCCACAGAAGATAAGAAAAAACTCCTGTGGAGAGAAGTTTATGAAAATGCACTAACAGATAGGGAGAGTGCAGGAATTTTATTTACAGACTTGCTAACACAGTCACAGGGAAACGCTGCCAACCATTCTATGTTCGGACCTATTATGTCAAAGTATCTAGAGAGAATGGCGAAGTCAAATGACCAAATTTTAAGACTCGCAGAGCTTATAGCTAAGGAGGAGCAGACTTCAATAAATCCCGACGATATATTTAATAAGATAAGGGATTGATCATGGGCAGAGAAAGCAGAGGTGATGGAGTTCTCATAGGAACACTTAAGTCATCCGCAGCCAGAAGAAATAGAACAAGAGTTCTTAGAGAAGGAAATGTTTCAAATAGGGTCTTTTATTCTGCAGTTGTATTAGACTTTATTTCTAATCCAGCTGAGGATCTAGAGGAAACGCGATCTGATGACGAGGACCAAACGTATAGAGAATCTCTAAGAGATGGAGCAAATAGAGTTGCCAATCCTCAGTTCGTAGATAGAATGCCCAGAAATAGCATAATAGGCCAGGTAGTTTCAGATAATGGAAAAGAAGGGATGCCAGAAATTTTTTATCCATTCTTTTCACCACATATGTCTCCTCCAGTCAAAGCAGGAGAGCAGATTTGGGTATTTTTTGAAAGAGCAGGAGATAAGGATTCTCTGGGATACTGGATGACAAGAAGGGCGACAGACCTCCAGGTAGATGATTTAAATTATACACATCAGGATAGAGCTTCAGACCCAGCTGTTGTGAAGACAAGCCAGTCACTTAAGTCGTCTCACAGCGGCGAGTCAATTGACGAAGAGGCAAATGCTTATGGTTTTCCCAGTGGTGGAGGATTTTCAAAGCAGGACAACACACTGCTGGGTGACACTCCGTATGAAGGTGTCATAAGCTTGTCTCACACATACCAGCATCAATTTACAGGCGAGCCAGTTCCAAGATTTAGTAAGAGATCTGCAGATTTTACAATTCAGGGATCAAATAATACCCTAATATGTCTTGGTGAGGATAGAGGCAGAAATTCTGACGGTGAAGGAGGGGGAACAGCAGCAGACAGAGCCATCACGGGAAAGGGTGCAATTGACATAGTCACAGGTCGTGGAGTATCAATAAACGCTGATGATGGATCATTACAGTATGAAGATGAAACATCTCCTCCGATAGTAGAAAATACTAGAGAGTATGAGGAGACAGATAAGACTCCTGCTATTAAGAGTGAAGCTGATAACCTACTAGAGGGAGATCCTGATTTCATTAATGACCTTTCTAGGGTGTATGTCACAATGAAGTCAAATGGTGATGTGAATTTTGGAATATCCGAGTTAGAGTCAGCGGGTGATACTGATGTATCTGATCGTTCAGAGGAGCCCTTTGTCATAGCTAAGTCAACTAACACACGTATAATAGCAAAGGGTGATGGATCAATAAAGATAGTCAAGATGTTAGATTCTGATGCTAACTCTGATGATAATACGACAGGAAACGAGGCATCTATAGTAATTGACAAGGATGGAAACATTCAAGTCAGGACAGGCGGAAAGGTGGAAATTGCAGGAGTTTCTGACTCTTTCTCAGATTCCACAGGGACTGCCTCAAATGGCACCGCAGACCAGCCATACCTCAGGTGGGATGAGTTTGCAGCCTGGGGCGATGCATTAATAGATGCAGTGACTGATGCTATTCAAAATAACGCCACTGCTATTCAGGTAAATGGTGCAGCCCTCTCTGCCGCAGCAGCTGCGGGAAGTGGTGGAGGACAGACACCTGGCTGGAACGCACCAAATGTTCCTCTCGGAACAGCATTTGCCACGCTCAACAGCAATTCAGCAACTCAGGGGGGTGAAATTTCCTCTCCCCTTGCTACAATAGATACATATAAGAGCGGGCAGGGGACGACATCAGCCGGGTATATGGATAAAATTAGATCAAAGATAATTTTTGGAGAGTAGGAGAGAATAATGAGTGATTGGAGTGACTTTGAAGATAATCTTGTTGAGGCATTTTTAAATGCAGCGGGACCATTTGATGATCCTGATCATGAATCTGAGGCAAGACGAAATATAGAAGTTCTAGTTGATGGCTCCCGTTCCGTTGGCGGATTGAGGCGAGCAATAAGAGACTACATAAATTATAAGATTGATAATCACACCTCTAACGAAGATCACGATTAATTTTAAGTCAGCATTTCACTTGCTGAATATTTAATCTTCAGGAGAGTGTGATGGCAGAGCTAAGTTTTAAAAGTGTCGGAATCAAGAATACCAATCCAACACTAAGAAGGACTATTGATACCCACCCTATTGGAATAAAAACTCCCCTCCAGCTGGGCAGAGAGAGATCTGGATTATTTGATATGCACTTTTCTATCGCGGATCAGATTCATGACAATCTTAGAAATCTTATTTTAACAAACTATGGTGAGCGCCTTGGGAATTATGACTATGGCGCTAATTTAAGAGAGCTTACAACAGAGCTGTCATCAAAGGAAGATTTTGATGCTGAGGCTATGCTAAGAATAAAAGGCGCAGTTAAATCTCACCTACCGTTTGTTGAATTAGAGACGTTTGTATCAAAGTTCGATAGAAAGGTGCTCAACTCAGGTGTTGAATCTGTTGCGAAGATACAGCTCATGGTAAAATATAGCATACCAAAACTTAGGATAACAGATCGAGCAATTAGTGTATTTTTATATGTAATAGGATAGTAGTTATATGGCTTCAAAAATTAAAAGTGTTAGACCGAGATCATATCTTAATAGAGATTTTGATTCTTTTAGGGCAGAGCTTGTAGAGTATGCAAGAACATACTTTAGTGATAAAATAACAGATTTTTCTGAAAATGGAATGGGAGGTCTTTTTGTAGAGATGGCTGCATATGTCGGTGACGTCATGTCTTATTATTTAGATCATCAATTTAATGAGCTAGATATCCAAACAGCTGTTGAGCCAGGAAATATCGAGAGGCTTGTTAGAATGTCTGGAGTAAAGATACAGGGTGCAGCTCCTGCAACAGCTAGTGTAGACTTTTATATAGAGGTTGATTCTACTCTTAAGAATACTAGCTACATTCCAGATGTAACAAAGATGCCAATAATAAAGATGGGAACACTGGTTTCATCAAAAAATGGAGTTAAATTTGAATTACTTGAGGATTTAAATTTTGCAAAAACAGACTCACAGGGCAATGTTATTGCCAGCTATGAGACAAGAACATCAGACACTAGTGGAAATCCTTCTACATTTTCTGTAAAATTAACAGGTGTGTGTCAGTCTGGAATAACTTCCGCCGAGTCATTTATTGTTCCAGACACAGTCCAACCATTCAGGACAATAACTTTGGGATCACCTAATGTCGTAGAAATAATACACGTATCAGATTCAGATGGCAATACATACTACCAGGTAGATGCCCTCACACAAGACGTCGTTTATAAAAGAGTGGTCAATATAGATGAAGATAGTGATCTTGTTCCTGAGAATATTGAATTGATACCAGCACCTTATAGATTCATATCCACCACTAGCAGACAGACGGGTATGACAACTTTAAGATTTGGCGGAGGAAGTGCTGATACGTTTGATAATGATATAATTCCTGATCCAAGCGAGGTTTCTCTTCCGCTATACGGAAGTAAAATGACATTTTCAAGATTTACAATCGACCCAAATTCACTATTAGAAACTAGAACGCTTGGAATATCTCCTAGAAATACAACAATAGCGGTTAGATATAGGGCTGGTGGCGGAATTTCTCATAATGTTTCTGCAAATCAGATAGCTACTGTTTCAACACTTTTAACAGAGTTTTCATCAACAACATCAGCTTCAATTGTAACATCTATTCGTGCATCTGTCGAGATAGACAACCCCCTTCCCGCATCTGGGGGTGAGGCCGCAATGACATTAAATGAATTAAGGGCAACAGCTCTAGCATTTAGAAATTCACAGTCTAGAATAGTAACCAAGGAAGACTTAGTTGCAAGAATATATACTATGCCATCTAATTTTGGAAGAGTTTTTAGAATTGGAATAAGAACTAATCCCAATAATCCCCTTTCAACAGAGTTAGCAATATTAAGTAGAAGCTCTGATGGAAAGCTTATAATATCTCCAGACTCTCTCAAGGAAAATTTGCGATTATATGTAAATCAATTTAGATTAATATCTGATGCAATAGACATAATTGATGCCCAGGTATTCAATGTAAAAATAGAGTACGGTGTCGTCGTAGATACAGTTGCTAATAAGAATTTAACAATTCAGAATATTAATTCATCATTAAAAGAGTATATGGCAATTGAAAATTTTCAAATCGATCAGCCCATAATGACATCAGACCTTATTAATCTCATAATTAATACTGATGGAGTTTTATCTTTGGTAGATTTTTCAGTATTAAATCTTGTCGGAGACATGGATGGAAGAACATATAATACTAATTCATTTTCAATAGCCTCAAATACAGATAGAGGAATGATATACGCTCCTGCTGGTGGAATTTTTGAGGTAAAGTACCCAGATGATGATATTATTGGAAGCGCGAGGTGAGTAGCCATGTATAGGATTTTAACCGCCAGCAAGGATTCATATGTCACTAATAAAATTATTGATAATAGTTTCAGAGCGACTGATGCAAATGTTGGAAAGGCTGCCACTCTAGATCTTTTTAAGCTATATGCCGAGTCGACATCTGGATCTGATACATCACCTATTGAGCTATCTAGGGCTGTGGTTAAATTTAACTTGAATGCGCTAAGATCGCTAACAGGGTCTATACTAGATATAGGTCACAGCTCATTTAAGTGTACATTAAAGCTAACCGATGTGTATGGTGGTCAAACTTGTCCTTCTAATTTTAAATTAATAGTATTTCCTCTTTCTAAGTCATTTGATGAGGGAATAGGAAGGGATATAGTTAGATTTGCAGATGTAGATTCATGTAATTGGTTGACATCATCAATTTCAAATTCAACAACGGCAGTTACATGGTCTCTGGGTGGTGCAAATCACCAGGGACTTTTAGGATCATCTAATATTGATATTATTTCTAGTGGAAATCTTAATGATGGAAGTGGAATAGTAAATTTGTGGAAGCAGCAGGTATTTTCAACAGGTGAGGAAGATCTATCTATTGATGTCACAACAATTGTTTCTGCAACATTAAAAAATATAATTCCTGATCACGGTTTTAGAATATCATACACAGGATCAGAAGAAACAGATACAGTAACAAGATTTGTTAAGAGGTTTGGTTCAACAAATGCATCGAATCCGAATTTAAGACCGCAGCTAATTGTAGAATATAATGATGCCACACAGGATCATCATAGATCATTTTATTTTAATATAAGCGGATCTTTATTTTTGAATAATTTTCATAGAGGGGTGTTTGCAAATATACTTTCCGGAGCTTCTGCGACAAAAATCACTGGTGATAATTCTCTAATTCTAAGATTAACGTCTGGATCTACTGGGAGAAATACATTTTTCCAAAAGATAATAACAGCGTCACAACATAGTGTTGGAAACAACTCTATTACTGGAGTTTATTCTGCATCATTTGCTGTATCTCAATTTTCTGCTTCTAATTCTGGAGAAACTAGACAGTCCACAAGGCCTCTGGAAAAAGAGATTAAAAATGCAGGCTCGGCAACATTCACTGAGATATGGGAGTCTCTTGATGGTACAGTTGCATTTTTGACATCAAGCTTTGTCGTAAATAGTGTTCAAAGATCTTCATTTTCTAATCAGCCAAAGAGATTACTGGCAAGCATTACAAACTTACAATCAGAATATTCTAAAGACAGTAAAATAAAAATAAGAGTTTTTGTAGAAGATGTTGATAGGCCCATTAAGTACAAAAAAGTTCCATTTGTAAATGATGGAGAGATTTTTACTTCGATGTATTACAGAGTTATCGACTCTATGTCTGGAGATGTTGTTATTCCATATGGCCTAAGTGGAAGCACACTTTTATCTACAGATTCAGATGGAATGTATTTTAACTTTTATGTTGATTCATTACACATGGGAAGATCTTATAAATTTGAATTTTTGGTAAAAGATATGGGAGTTGATCAATATTTCGATAACGTTGCGTCCTCTTTTAGTGTGATTTAAATGGCAAGAGATATTCAAAGACATAAAAGACCAAAACTTTTTAGTCCAGCTGTAACTAGGCAGGAGCAAAAGCTTGCAGTAAGTGATCCAGTTTCATTATCACGGCTATCAGACACAAATGTCTTGAGCACATCTTCATTTAGATACGATCAACCAGGAACTGGGCTAAAGTCAACACAGGAGCTTCCAGTCGAGTGGTCCAAATTTGAAAAGCATACATTTTTTAATTCTGCACAGTCTAAGTTAAATATAGCATTTGATAGAGTTGTTAATCACTACCCGTTTCAAGGAACAGAGAAGCAAGTTGAGGCATTCGAAGATTCTCTTACGGGATATGAAAAATATATTTTAGATATATTTCCTAAAAATAATGGATATCTATTTTTCTCCGGAACATCAAAAAGTGAAAATCCTGAGGGCGGGTTTAGTGAAAAGCTTGGGACATATATTTCTGTTATAGACAGTGCTGGGTCCCAATTTCCCCTATTTTCAAAAAATATAACAGGAAATGCTGTAATAAATCCTGGTACAAAGTCAGTTAGTTTAGAAATGCAGCTATTTATTCCCAGTAAATTAAATGATAATCAAATAGTATGTCAAAAAAGAGTTGAAAATAATCATGCAATAACTCTTGCAGTATCTGAATCACAGTCATCACGTAATTGTAAGTTAATTTTTTCTGTTAATTCTGGCTCTGCTATGCTCTTTACAAGTGCATCAATTGAAAAGGGAAAGTTTAACCATGTTTGTGCTACGTTTGATAGAAGGTCAGGAGTAAATGGATTAAAACTATACTTAAGTGAATCACTTGTATCATCATCATCTTCAACCTATGAAATGGGAAGCCTATCTACAAATAACACCAGGTTCATAATAGGTTCAGGATCTTCATTTAGTGTAACAAAAGGCAAGCTTCCTGCGACAGATACAGGAGACATAGATGTATTTACTCCAGTTCAAACTCTTTCAGGAGCCCTGGATGATTTTAGATTTTTTCATGATATAAGAACACTTGATCAGCAAAAACAGTATGGAAATAGATCAATTTATGCATCTAAGGATTTAAAGCTATATTTTAAGTTCAATGAACCAACTGGATCATTTAATGTTGATAATGTTGTTCTTGATAGTTCTGGAAATTCTCTTCATACAAGAATTTCAAATTTTAAGTATAGCTTAAGAAATACAGGATCAGTTTCTGGACCTATGACTGCTGAAGATATTAATAGATGTCCTATTCTATTTCCATCATATAAATCAGTTAAAAGTTTAAATGTTCATCTTTTGGCTTCTGCAAGTAATTATGATAATAATAATCCGAATCTGGTAACTAAATTGATACCAATTCATTATCTTTTAGAGGGAGAATGGGAGCAGGGACTATCATCACTTCATGGACAAATGAATGATGCATATACGGGCGCATCTATTCCAGGTTCTGGTAAGATCGGATCTGCACAATATTTGACGGCATTTTTATTGGTGTGGGCTAAGTTCTTTGATGAGATGAAGCTTTTTATAGATTATTTTTCTAATGTAACAAGTATAGACTATGACTCGGTTAATTCTGCACCTGATAAATTTCTTCCATTTATAGCCAGCTACTATGGATTCACTTTACCATCAATATTTTCAAATACAAATCCGTTACAATTTATAAGGGGTGAGAATATTAAAGATTCCTATTCTAGATCTGTTCATTCATTGTCCTATGTGCAAAATCAGATTTGGAGAAGAATTCTTATAAATTTGAATGAAATAGTCTTATCCAAGGGGACAGTTTATAGTATCAAGTCTCTTATAAGAGCGGCAGGAATAGATCCTGACGGAATTCTTACAGTAAGAGAGTATGGAGGTCCCACAAAAAGAACTCTTAATAATAGCAGACAATCAAGAACAGAAGTAGCTTCTATTCTAAGCTTTTCTGGAAGCCTAGCCAATATGCCGAAAGGAACATTATCTCCCCAGGGATTTTCTAATAATTATCCGCATATAATATCTCCGTTTTTATCATCTTCAAGAATAGAAGTGGGTTATCCTAAAATCGCAGGATCATTTGTAAAGAAGAAAGAATACTATCCACATGGAATATCAAATAATAAATCTGATGGACTTCACACCTCAGGATCCTGGACATACGAGGGAATTTATAAATTTAAAAGTTTAAGAACAGGATCTTATGGTACATTTCAAAGCGGAGCCAGAATTCACGTGTCAGGATCCGGCGCACCCTCATCTACACACTCAGTTTTAGCTAATTTAGTGATATACTCAGGATCACAGAACAGTATTACTTCGAGTGGCTCTGAGTTAAGGTTGTATGTCAGACCTTCAATTTCTACTACAAACGAGCCTGTTTTAAAGCTAGCCTTAACGGGTGTTCATATTTTTGATGGAAATCTTTGGAATGTATCATTTGGAAGACAGCGTTCAGATGAGCCCATTACAAATTCAACGGGATCTTATTTTGAAGGAACTGTAGGAGTAGTATCATCATCTTATTTCTTACGTTGTGCAAGATCATCTTTTGGTGAAATAAAGGAGATTTTTAATACATCAAAATACTTTAAGGAAACAAGTGACGGAAATTCATCTAATGATATGTTCCAGTCTATAAATAGCACGTATAATACATCTGGGGCATTTACTGTGATCGGATCACAAAGCCTTAATAGCACCCCTCAGTACTTTTTAAATGACTCATCTTTGTCAAACATTCACAGAGAGGTTAATTTTGAAGGAGATGTTTCTCAAATGAGATTTTGGTCAAAAGCTCTAGACCTCAATGAATGGAGTGAGCATGTTAGAAGTTTTAAGTCTTTAGGAGTTAAGGATCCTCTAGTAAATTTCAACTTTGAAACATATCAGACAGGATCATTTCAAAAAATTAGATTTGACGTATCAACTGATCAAAAAAATACTGACACAGATGCTAATGGAAACATTATATTAAGTGATTTTTCTCAAAATAATCTTAATATAACTGGATCAGGATTTGAATCATCTAAGTCTGTTATAAAGCCAGAAACATTCTATTATAGTATATTTTCACCTAGCTTTGATGTCGCTCAAACTGATAATAAGGTTAGGATAAGAAGCTACCAAGATCCCAAATATTTTAAAGATAGAGATTATGCATCAACAGCTCCAGTATATGAGGTTCCTAGAAGCGAAGAACCAGATGATGATACAAGATTCACAGTAGAGTATTCGTCTGTTAGAGCTTTAAATGAAGATATAATGAGGCTTTTTGGCGATTTAAATTTCTTTGATGATGCTCTAGGTCGACCCAATCTTTTATTTGATGAATTCTATCCGGATCTTGATCAATTGAGAAAAATATATTTTAAGAGATTGACAGGAAAACTAGACATTCAAGTTTTCTTCAGTATGTTTAAATGGTTTGATACAGCATTAGGATCGCTTATAGAGCAGCTTGTTCCCAAAAAAGCTAAATTTCTTGGAGTTAATTTTGTTGTTGAGTCGCATGTTTTAGAGAGAAATAGATTTAGATATCTATTTGATGAGATTTACTTATTGGCGCTTGAGAGAAATACTGATAGAGGGAATTTATTTCTCTCTCAGGTTGTTGGAACAATGAAGAAATATTAAGATAAGGATGAAAATATGTCAATAGCACCATTCAAAGATGTTCCTAGAGTTGATGTTGGTCAAAGTGTGACTGTTACGCCCGTTACAGGCGGAATGGACACTTCTGCAACTGCACACTTAAGACAGGGTGTGAGTGTTAGAAATATGTCTGACTATGGTCAGACAATGTATCCAATTTTATCCAATAAAGGCCCACAGCCAAATGGAACATTTGATCACACAATGGATAATACTACTTCATTTGGAACAGTAAGACTTTTTAATATAGTTGCAGAGGCAGGATATTTTAATGGAAGATTTCAACCTTTTGATGACATCGTAGGTAGTTTTAATCCCGTTCAGTTTATTAAAGATCCAGGAACACAGCAGTATCCAGTTGTCTGGTGGGGGGATACATTTTTAGATCCTGGTATGTTTAACGGAATAATTGAGCCACTTGCAATAAGACACAAGATGAGCAATGTTAGCAATGATGGGCCGTTTCCAGCTCATGATATCAGGGCATCAATTAGTCCTGAATCAGGGCCAATGATAACAGGTAGATGCACTTTTATAAAGCAAAAAGAGTGCTTCGAACCACAAGACGCTATTTCACCGTTTGAGGATTCACAGGATACATTTTATAGACCAGCAGGTGTAGATGGAAGACCAGTAACGCTACTTGGCTATGATGATCCTGAGGAAAGGACCATCAGGCCCTTTGATGAGTCAACTGCAGATGTAAATCCTACTGAATTTTCAACTTTAGATGATTCGTTTAATGATTTGGGTCCATATGGAAAATATTGTAGATCGTCTGAATCAGGATTTGTATATCGTCTTGGAGATTATAATGTACAGGCTGGAACAGGAAATAGAAGGGTCAATGGAACTGATTCTCTGGCTTTTGGAGGGCTAATTAAGTAATGGCTAGAAGAAGAAGATCTCAGTTTTTTAATCCGTCTAATAACTCAGTTTCATATGAGGGTCCTACAAATGTTCTCCAGTCTGTTGCTACTCCTGGAAATATAACTCTCGGAGAGAAGAGATACACAGCGAGTGACTCACTTATTGGATTCTGGAGATTTGACACAGACGTCTCTAAGAAGGGAGACAGCATTGATCTTTCTAATAGCAGAAATGATGCAACTTATGCGCTAGATGCAGATAGACCTGTGTTCATGGGCATAACACCATCTTATCATGTTCAGAGTGCAGCTAATATGTGGAATGGCTCTGACACAATGGCTCTTGCTGGATCATCTGAGTTTTGGAATAAACAGGTAGGGCCCGGTGATAAATCAGGATTGGGTGTGGCTGATCCTAACTGTTTCACATTTGCTGCATGGATAAGATACTCAGGCTCAGGTGAAGGGACATATCCACGAATATTCGAGATTGGAAATCATGATTTATTTGTAAATTTTGATAATAACAATTATCTTACTTTTACTAGAAGCTTTTCTGCACAGGCGGGAATATGGAGAAACGGGACATCATTTGAGGATAATAGGTGGTATCACATCGGGATATCATATGACGCTAGATCAATCTATAACAACCCTATATTTTATATAGACGGTGTGAAGCAGGCGTTGATCTCAGAGACACTGACTCCCGATGGCAATGCTATGCCAATAGAAGACTACGGGCTGCAGATCGGAAACAGGTATGCACAAGATAAGACCTGGCATGGCAATATAGCCTCAATAGGCTTTTGGAATGAGGTCATAGATCAGACAAGCATAGAATCCATGTATGCAGCTAGGTTTGGGTCATATGAGGATATGTCTGGGTACATCAGCCTTCCAGCTAGAGTAAGGCTTAGAGAGTGGGATAATATGACAGGATCTTATCCCACAGTTCTTAGGACTACGGGAATAAAGAAGCCTCCATTTAAGAATTACTTTGATGACGAGAGAGCGATAGTATATAAGGATACACTCAATGCTGTATATCCATTTCTTCTTAATGTTAGTGATTTTGTAAAGTATGGCAGCAACTGGCAAGCAAGACCGTCAGGTATCGTTGCAACAATCGGAGCCGACTCCAGTGTTGGACAATCAGACGGTATCAATACGACTGGAAGTGTAAGACCGTTTGTTTCTGACCAGTGGCTCAAGCCATCTGTATATCAGGAGGGTGAAATCACTCCTTTTGATGAGAGCAGGGTGTATCTTGATTATTCATCTCAGTTCTACTTGACAGGTACAGCAAATAATGTCACACCTGGTTTTTCATCTGGTCTTGGAAGCAAGCTTAACATTAAGATTTCTCTAAACACAACAGATGAAAAGAAGATGACCAGGTGGTGTACGAATGGATATTCCCCCGATGAAATCACTAGCTTTGGAGGAGTTGACCGTAACTCTGGATTTTACTATTTTAATTTTGGTGACCAGAGATGGGAGGATATAGGGCTTGTTGATCCTGTAACAAAGCTAGAATACGGGACAACATTCTTTTATGTGGGCACGGGAGCTTCTTCTGCGGAATTTCCTGCACTTCCTGACCACACAGTTAGAGCACACAGTGGGTATTACGCTGATGACACCGGGCACGATGCAGAAAGGTGGCAACCCTTAAAGTCCTATCAGTTCCGTATGTCACCGCATACTGGGCATAGAGCATCAGTGTTTTCACAGCTAAAAGATGATTTTGGATATGGTTCTATAGGAGCGGCAACAATGGCTGGAGCAGCTCCATATGCTCCCAACTATCATGCCACCGGCAGTCAGGTCATAAAGATGTCAGACTATATATCTCACCCAATTGCTTTGGAGAAGGCAGTCCTTAGGATACCCGTTAGAGCTCAGATGAGATTTGGCAATGCTCACAGAGATATATCAGGAGATGAAGACGCAGCTGTAAAGCTCGGCGGCGGCGCTCTAGACGGAGCGAAGCCGTATGGATCAACAAGAGACTTTGATAACTATACGTTCTTTGTCTATAGACAGGCAAGACCCGGAGCTTACACTAGAGACAGTATACATGATGTTTCTGGAAGCAAAAGATATCTCGTAATGAGCGGTTGTGCGACATTTTATAATGCAGATGCATTTAATTCTAATATCATAACTACTCTTTCAAGTAGCGCTCTTCCTCATAACCCAAACTTTGCTCATAACTTTTCTATAAACCCTAGTGCATCTTTTTCACCCGGATTAGTCGGAAACTATACTGGATCATTAGTCATAGAGATGACGCCTGCTGTTCCCGCTGGGGGGAAATGGGGCTCCACAAGATTTGCTTTAAGAAGCCCTTCCGCCGTTGGAGACTACGGAGAAAATATAACCAAGACTCCGACAATATCTGTGCAAGATTTTTGGGCAGGTGGAACAACATCTCCAAATCTTTTTCTATCTGGAGTGGTCCCAGTAATAGGAGCACCTGATACTAATGAGTATTCTGTTGGAATGGGAAATCTTTTAACCGGATATTTTCATCGTTATGATCCTGCACTGCCCAGTGGTCCTGCTGTAAACACTGCCCTTATAGCTGGGACCTCTCTAGATATACCGATGCCAGAAGGAACGAGGCCATTAGTGGGATTTCCCGGTAGAAGCCAATTTGTAAATTTTAAGCAGGATGTAATTACAAAGGGATGGGTGGAGGACCCCACCGGCTCTCCCAGCGTCGGACCCATCGCTCCCACATTTACAACAAATGCAACAAGTCATTTGTCTCCCTATATTTTGCTTCCTGAGGATGAGCTAGTGATAGGCGTTGATGTAGGAGTTTCAACAACTGTTACAAGCGGAACATATAGTGGTGGCGCCGCAGAAGACTTCTACGGTAAAGACGATCCTGAGCTATTAGGTCAAACAAGGTTTTCTGCACAGAATATCATATCTGGTTCACATATGATAATTGAGTCAGGTGAATCATCTCTTACTTTGTTTGGATCTCTTGTTAGGCTAGGTGTGGAGAAGTTGCCTGAGAGCGGTCAACCCTTGACATCAGATGCTATTCACGAGGCGATTCACTATGATAATCCAGTTGTTGATCAATTTGAGATAAACGCTAGATCTGACTACCTTAGCACATATATAGATGAGTTAATAACAGGAAGCATAAAGGTAA